GTAATAAACGGAACGAACATAGTATTATATAAGTACGACACAAATAAGCAATACTATTTCAATGGTTCTATAAATCAAGGAGTAACCGTAAATGGCTTTGCTTGTAAAGAATTAAGTACAATAGGTATAGTTGGCAGTTCTACTGACTTCAATAAGACAGGAGCAGGTGTAATAGCTTCTTTTATAACAGATGCTAGTGATCCAAATATTACTGAAATTACTGCTGGTACATGGACTATAGCGGCTTATTACTCTATAGCTACAGCCTTTGCAGGTGCTAAAGTGCAATACAAGTTATATAAATATGCTGGTTCAACAGCTACTTTGTTAGCTACATCAGATGAAACAACATTAACATCTCTTAGTAAGACTTTATATAATACTAATATGACTGTTTCTACAACAGCATTATTGAACACAGATAGAATAATTATAGAAGTAAATTACTTAGGCACTACAACTAATGCCATTACTTTATACACTCAATCAACTAATCCTGGCATAACAACAACTAATATCTCAGTAGGTATCCCATTTGGAGCAGCTACAAACTGTTCTTTTGAGGTTTCAGTAGATCAGGTAGAAGTTACTTCTGCATCTTCTGCATGGTTTAAGGAGTATAAGAATGATGTAGCTTCATGGACTGTGAATGCCGATGGCTTTATTGCTTTAAACGACTATTCATACTTATTTCTAGCTAACCTTCAGTTAACAAGACAACCTATAGTGATTAAGTTCCAAGTAGACAATGACAATGGTAGTGGTAGTGGAGCTCTAGGATACACCGTATTCACAGGTACAGCCAATTTAAGCTCACTTAGTTTAAGTGCAGGGGTAGAGGCAGCATCAACATATAGCGTGTCACTACAAGGCTCTGGTGCTTATACATTAACAGGTACACAAGTTACACCTGGTGGCATAGTAATAGAAAGCTCAAACGTAAGTATGTATCAATATATTGCTACTGGTGGTGAAACTACTGTAACATTTGCAGGTGCGATTAGTTCAACTTGTTTAACAGTTACAAGAGGTGGTTTAGAGGTTAGAACTATATTAACTTCAGGTGTGCCTACAGGTGAGAATGTGACCTTTAACTCATCTACAGGAGTTCTTACCTTTGCAAGGGCATTAGAGGCGGATGAGTTTGTTAGAGCAATTTTCAAATAGATAAAATAGATATAAATGAGTTCACAATTACAAGTATCAGGAGAAGCGAAGATTAGGGACATACAAGGTCCAGTAGTGGCTAATAGTGGAGTTATAACTGCTTTAGATGGAGATGCTTCTCAATATGTACGAGGAGATGGTACTTTAGCGGATTTTCCTACATCAACAGGTGGAGGTAGTTCTGTATCTTATTATCTTAACTCAAGCGTAAGTCAAGGTACAATCGGTGGGGTTGCTTATAGACAATTAGGCAAAACACCTATTGCTGGTGCTGGAACTGATATTGTTATTTCGGCTAATGGATATGTGGCAAGTTATATTACTGATGCTAATGACCCAGCTTTATTAGAAGTACCAGCTGGTAACTTTAATTGTGAGTTTTATTTTAGTGTAAATAACAATTCAGGAGACCCTTTTGTTTATGCAGAGGTTTATAAATATGATGGCACAACTTTTACCTTAATAGGCACAAGCGTTGGAGTTCCAGAGTACATCACAGAAGGAACAGTTATTAATCCTTATTATTTTGCCGTTCCAGTTTCTCAAAGTGTTTTGACTGTAACAGATAGAATTGCGATTAGAATCTATGTAAACGTAGATGGTAGAGTTGTTACTTTACATACTGAGAATAATCATTTGTGTCAAGTTGTTACTACTTTCTCAAAAGGTTTGATCTCTTTAAATAACCTTACAAGACAAAACCAATTCTTTGCAACAGGAACAAGCGGAACAGACTTTGGAATATCTTCAAGTGTCGCTACTCATACTTTTAACCTACCTGTGGCTTCTGCTACAAATACTGGTAAGTTAAGTTCAACGGATTGGTCAACTTTTAATAACAAGCAGAACGCTTTAACTAACCCAATAACAGGAACAGGAGCAAGTGGGAATGTAGCTTACTTTGATGGACCAAATTCTATAACTGCTGAAAACTCGTTTAACTACGATGCTTCTTTGAATAGACTTGGTGTTAATACAACCAATCCAAATGCAACAATAGGTGCTAATGCTCCTTTAAATAGCGGATATGGTTTACTTGTTAAAACAGGTGCATCTGATTATAACGGAATAGGAATAGCAATAGATTCTACTTATGGTAATACAATAGAGGCTGCAAAACTCGGAAGTGCATCTGCAAGAAACTTAACACTACTAAATCAAAGTGGATTTATTTCATTAACTGAAGCTGGTAGTTTAGGAGTAAACATATTAACCCCTAATGCTGGAGTAGACATTTATAGTTCAACTTCAAGTTCTTTGTGTTTACATACTGCTAACTCTGGAATTACTGGTACTGATGGATTAAGATTGTCTTTATTTAGCAATAGCAATGGAGTATTAAGAAATAACGAAGGCTCATTGAGTATGTCATCGGAAGGTGATTTCTCAATCATTACAATAGGTGCTGAAAACTTTAGAGTAAATAGTGCAGATGGTAGTATCTATCAATCTAAGGTTGCAAATGCAATGCTTAAGTCTGTTAGTGGTGTTATAACTGCTGCCGTTGCTAATACTGACTATCAAGCACCAATTACTTTAACAACAACAGGAACAAGTGGTGCAGCTACATTAGTTGGTGCAACTTTAAACATACCTGATTATTCTGCAAATACTACCAATTTTGTAACAATAGGTACAACGCAAACAATTACAGGAACTAAAACATTTAACGAGGCTATTAGAAATGAATCAGGATTGCTTCTTAAAAATGGTGTTCTTTCAGGATTAGTTGGATATACAAGTCTTGCTGGTATTACTAATGGCATAAGCGTACAATTAAGTGGTAGTTCTAATGCTCAGTCATTAATATTTCAATCAGCAGCATCTTATTCTTATACATTCCCAGCATCAAGTGGAACTTTAGCTTTAACAAGTGATTTAAGTTCTTATGTACCTACATCAAGGACTTTAACCATTAATGGTGAAACATACGATTTAAGTGCTAATAGAAGTTGGACTATAACAGGTATAACTGGTAGTGGTGCTGCTGGTAGAGTTGCTTATTGGAATGGCACATCAAGTATTACATCGGAAGCTGCTTTTAACTATGATGACAATTTAAACAGATTTGGCGTTAATACTAATAGTCCAAACGCAACGATTGGTGCTAATGCAAATACTGATAGTGGATATTCTTTGTTATTAAAAAATAGCGACACAAATTATAGTGGAATAGGATTTTCAACAAGTTCTATTTATGGAAACTCAATAGAAACTGTAAGAATTGGTAGTGCGCCATCAAGGAATCTAACTTTATATAACTATGCTGGTTATATTTCTATAACTGAGAATGGTAGTTTAGGTGTGAATATTTTAACTCCTAATAACGGAATAGATATTTACAATAGTACTCAAAGTCAATTATGGTTGCATAATGCTGCAAGTGGAATTACAAGTAATGATGGTGTGAGATTAGCCTTGTTTAATAACAAAAGTGCAAATTTAAGAAACACAAGTGGTGCATTAAGTTTAACGGCTGAAGGAGATTTCTATATTATTACAATAGGAGCAGAGAACTTTAGAATTAATAGCGCAAACGGATATGTTGGTATAGGTAATCCATCTACTTTGCCTTCTATGTTAACTGTAAATGGTGGAGCAACAATTAGTGGTTTAACAACTGGTCAAATTATATTCCCTACAAGTGGTGGTACTTTAAGTGGATCAAGTAGTTTATTTTGGGATAATACTAATGCAAAATTAGGTCTTGGTACAACTACATTAAGCGGTGCAAGATTAACCATAACAAGTGTAAACGAGGCAGAGCATTTACATTTAGTAGCTAATGCACCAGCTTTAACTTTTACTAATGCTTTATCTCTAACTTATTATGCTGGTATAGGTATGGCTACGGCTTCTAATAACTTTGTTACAGGAGCAGTTCAAGGTGATTTAGCAATAGGTGCTTTTAACACAAGTAGTATATTATTTTACAATAATAATACTAACACTATGAGAATGAGCCTTAATGGTTCAGGTGCAGCAATATTCTCTGGTAGCGTAACCGCAAGAGGTCCGAAATCACAAATTATTGCTGATGGTAATTCAGTAGGTGCTGGTATATTATTAAGTAATTCAATAGTAGGTGTTAATAGAAGAAACTGGGGAATATTTACTGAACAAGATGTAGAAGGAGATTTTGTTATTAAAAGGTCAACTGTTTCTGGTGGTGATGCTCAAACTGGTACAACAATATTGTCATTGTCAAGAACTGGTGCTGCTACATTCTCAAGTAGTGTAGGAATTGGTAGTTCACCATCAGCTTGGGGTGCAAATTGGAGACCTTTACAAATGGGTTCTTATGGAGGTTTTATTTCAGGAAGAACTGATGATAATTCATTATTTATTGGTAATAATGTATATTTTAACGGAACTGATTGGATTGGTACTACAACGGGATTTGCTACACAAATGTTTTTTAATAGCAGTGGAGATACAATATTTAGAAATACATCAGCAACTGCTGGTGTTGCAACTGGGTTTAATGAACGTATGCGTATCACAAGCGCTGGTAACGTTGGAATCGGAACGAGTAGTCCAAGTGGTGCTGCTGGTCTTGCTTTAGTTTTAAATAGTGGTGCAAATCAAGGTAGAATATGTATTAAAACAAGTTCAACTGGTGATGCAAGTGGAGCTGGTTTACAAATTGGAATGTCTGGTGTAGATGCTTTTATTGAGCAAAGAGAAAATGCTGCTTTATCATTTGCTACAAATGCTTCCGAACGAATGAGAATCACATCGGGGGGTGTTATGCAAATTGGTGGTACAAATAGTACACCTTGGGGTATATCATTTGGGACAGTATCTCAAGTATCATTAAATGATCCAAACTTCCCATTTGTTGTAGCAAAAAATGATAATATATTAGGTATTTTTAATAGAGTTGGGACTACTGGTGTAATTATTGAATTTAAAGCAAGTTCAACTGTTGTAGGT